TCGATGAGGCGTTTGTTGGATGCCAAGACCTGATTTCTATTCGGCAGCCTATGACTTTGGTTGTTATTGGCAAGAGGAAGAAGTATCGTAACTTCGAGATGGGTGAGTTGATTAGGGCTAAGGTTACGGGCTTTTATCCTTCCATTTCAAGCACCATTGGTGCGATATATGTAGATGTAGACGTTCGGTCTATTGACTACGATATATCGAGTGTTTTACGCTCTGAGTTCGAGGGGGCTTCCATTTCGTGGGATACCGCCAACTATATTATTTCCTTGTCTATTGATGTGATTGTTCGTATTGATAGCAGGTGTTTGAATCAGGCGGCTACGTGCGATGTGAATGCGATAGCCGTTAACCTTGATGATGATTTAGCCTCCAATAATGATACAACTTTAACATACTAAAAATGGCACGAAAAAGGATTAAGGATTTAGATTTGGCTTCTTCGACCACTGGCTCGGAGTTTTTGGCTATTGATGCCCAAGGGTTTAGTTCGGCTAAGAAGGTGGCTTTAAGCTCTATTGTGGGTTCGGCATCTTCTTACTGCTCTTGGGGGTTCACCGATGAGAGTGGGGCGAATCAAACTGCTTTTGCTGGGACTAACACCTATGCGAATCTGAATGTAGGGAGTTCGATTGCTTTCGCTGTTAATACTTCGGACTTTTCGGTTTCCAATGGCGGGATTATAACCTACACTGGCACTGCTACCAAGCCTTTCCTCATTTTGGTTGGCGCGGATGTTTTTGGAACGAACAACGATGACATTCGATTTGCGGTTACCAAGGTCAGTACGTTCTTAACGGGGGGTGTTGCCTCTTGTGTCTTACCTTCTGGTAGCAAGAGTGAGTCCGTGTTCTTAGCTGCGGCTACCACTCTATCCACGAATAATACTATCCGCATAAGGGTTAAGAACATAACGGCTACAAACAATATCCATACGGTAGCTGCTTCTTTGAGCATTGTGTCTTTGTAGCCGAAAAAACAACAATTTAGAATATCGTAATTTAGCACCCATAAACACAATAAGATGCCTGCATTACCGAGATTAACTGCTTTCAGCCTTGGAACTTCACAGCTTGTCCTTACCTACGCTGATGGGAGGATTTTCTATGTGAACTATGCTGATATTATCACCGTTGAACTTGACCCTACTTCGGGAGAGAGTTTGGTTCGTATTTATGCCGAGGGAGAGGTTAGCGTTACCTTAACGGCTTCCAATACTGATTTGGTGGCATTAGGAACTACGGCCGCTGCCTTCATTACCAATCTAAACCTTAAACTCGCATACTCCGCTTCCGCCCCTACCCTTGGCTCTAAAATGGAGTTGGTTACAGGCTCGGTTACTGGAAAGGTTTACACCGCTATTATGGTGAATGCCTCTACGAGTTTCACGACCTTAACTGATAGTGCTGCCGTTAATATGCTCACCACTATGAATTTAACAGGTATTACCGTTTATACCGGAATGATTATCCGTGCTAATGAGGGCAAGACTATCGCTGCGGTAACTGTTTCAGGGGGTAATGTATTTGGATATTTTAACTAACTATGGCTTTAATACCTGGTTTCTCCATAAATGGGAATGCTCTTCATGTTACTCGGAACTATTCCGAGGATGATGCCGATGCTTTTGCAAGGGCGCAAGCTGATGCTGGCTCTCGTGAGTTTTCAGGTGGCTGTTTAGATGGAAGGGTATTTGATTTAAGGGGTAGGACTACGGTTCAGCCTTCCATATTGATTGTCCCTCAATTAACGAGGAATGGGGTGGCTTACAATCAACTCCCCAATACGCGCACCAACTTTATCCAAAACAACAGGATGACAGGTGCTACTGGTTCGGTAGTTCCTACAACTTGGAGTGTTGTCGCGCCACCTGCTGGGATTACTATTGGCTATTCTGCGAGCGGTCAGACGACTGCGGCTGATGGCACGTTGGTGGACTACATTGACGTAACGGTAAGCGGCACGGCTTTGGCTTCGGGTAATTTTAATTTGCGGCAACTGCCATCTCCTTCACCTGTTAGCGGCAATTTGCTATTCGCATCAGGGATGATATACACGGCGAGTGTTTACTTGGCTTTATTGTCGGGGTCGCTTTCAGGAGTTAGTCCTAACTATCAAGTTCAAGAAGTTTCAGGGACGACATTTGTGGCTGGTTCTTCTTTGGACTTATCGGCTATTACATCAAGTCTTACAAGGTATAGTCTTACGAGAACGCTTGCAGGTACAGGTGGTGCTGATAGAGTTCAGGCGCGTTATGGACACGCCATAGCAAGCGGTCAGGTGTTGAACTACACGATTCGGATTGCTTCGCCGCAGTTGGAGAAGGGTAGTGTTGCTACGCCTGTCATCCGCACGGCAAGTGGCTTTGTTACGGTTGACGCGGGAGGCACTGCAAGGGATGGCGCACCACCTGACTTCACCTTCACGCGAGCGACCACCGCCACGCGGGTGAATGCGAGTGGCTTGATTGAGAGCGTGGCTTCGGGATTGCTTCGCTTGGACTACCCAGTTACAGGCGGTTGCCCTGCGGCGTTGATTGAGCCTGCGGGGACGAATTTTGCACGGAATGTGCAATTTATGACAGGTCAGGACACGCCAACTGCATCGGGCGGTATGACGATAACAACAGGAAGCACGGACTTTCTTGCTCCTGATGGAACGAGCGGAAGCATAACCAAGTACGTTGGCGGTGCGGCATCTGGTAACAGTCAGTATGCTTATTATGTCGGCGGTGTGACAGTAACTGCGTCAGGACAGCATACGTTTAGTTTATTTGTAAAGGCAGGAACAACTAATCCAGTTAATTTTTGTGCAATAGGATTCGCCCAATATACAGGTGGAAGTGGCACGGTAAACTCATATTTCAGCCTTACAAGCGGCACGGCATTAACATCAGGGGCAAGCATTCAAGATTATGGCAACGGATGGTATCGATTGATTTCAGCACCATATACGATTGCATCGGGTGACCTTGCAGGTAATGTAGCGTTTTATTTAGCAGAAGGAAACAACGACATTACTTGGCCTGCATCGGGCGCACTTAACCTAACCGCATACACTTGGGGCGCACAACTTGAAACAGGCTCAATCCCGACTTCCTACATCCCAACGACAACCGCATCCGCAAGCCGAAGCGCGGATGTTTGCTCCGTGTCGGGGGTGTCGGGGTATATCGGGCAAACGGAGGGGACGTTTTATGCGGAGGTGGATATAAGAAATATCACAGGAAATAAGGTTATTGTTAATTTAAGCAATGGCACATCGGATTATCGTTTATTGCTACAAATTCAAACAACAAACACCTTATATTTTTATTCAATTAACGGTGGCAGTGTCACTGCTGTTGCAACAGGCACAATCACCACAGGAATGCACAAAATAGCAGCTTCATATTCATCGGGAAATGTGCAAATGTATATGGATGGTTCTTTCTTGGCAAGCGGAACAATGTCTAATTATCCAACAGTTTCTTTAACGGATGTCGCTATTGGAACTCGTATATTCTCGGGAGTATATGGTAATTTCTTAAACGACCGCATCCGCGCCGCCGCTATTTACAAGACAAGGCTCGACAACGCCACGCTCGCAAACCTCACCCGACTAACGTAATGGCTACCTTCCGCAAATACGCCTTCCCAACCAAAGCCGAATTCGAGGCTTTGTTCACGCTATCGCAACCCGATGCCACCTGCGTTGAGTTGGGCGAAATCGACAACACCTACTGCGTTGACCTGCTGTGGGATGACCAACCCGATGCAGATTGGGAGCAGTTTGAGGTTTGGCCGAGCCCATTGGGTAGGCATACGTTCCTTGGCTGGGACGAGGCTTATACAAAAGACTATAACGAGAGATGAGTTTTGGATTTGTTTATTGCTGGATTAACACCTCAAATAATAAGTGGTACATTGGAAGCCACTGTGGAGAAACAACAGACCCATATATTGGGAGCGGGAAGGCTTTTTTAGCCTCTTACAAGAAAAATCCATCTAATTTTATCAGAGAGATTATCTATGTTGGTTGTAATTTCAGGGCAGTCGAGGAGCTTATACTTACGTCTTTTGACGCGGCAAAAAACAGGCTGTCTTACAACCTAAAGAATCATGCAAATGGAGGTGATACATCAATGTGCTTTACTGATGAATCAAGAAGAAAGATGTCCGAGGCTTCAAAATCAATGAAGGGCAGAAGAACAATTCCAATTGAAACAAGAAAAAAAATAAGCCAATCTCTAAAGGGCAGAAAGCTGTCTGTTGAGTTTAAAAAACAAAGGGCTAAACAATACACGAGTAGCGGAAATCCGTTTTTTGGCAAAAAACATTCTGTTGAGTCGAAGAAAAAAATGTCTGAGGCTATGCTGGGCAAGTGTCCTCCAAAAGAGGTCATGGATGCTCTTCATAATGGAAACAAGAAAAAAATTTACTGCTCAAAAGAAGGGATAACTTTTGATTCAATTTCTGAATGTGCGGCTTTTTTCAATAAAAGTGCCTGCTACATATCAAATATGCTAAGTGGTCGAAATCCGAATAAATATGGATTACAAAGAGTTTTGTCCACCAACGACTATAACGAGCGAAAAAACGCCAATTAGAGGCTTATTATATTTGTGCCGTTAAACAAATAGACAATGAACTCTTTCGATGAAATTCGGCAACATCTAATGTCCTTAGGGATAAACTTAGGCTTAGCCATAAGTGGTTTCTTCGGCTCTCTTTTAATACTCGGAAGGGCTAAGGATTGGAAGCAGAGGTTACTCGCTGTATGTGCCGGTACTCTATCTGCTACCTACCTCACTCCGATTGCTATGGATATAGTAGAACTCGGAATTGAGGGAGCAGAACACGGATTTGCCTTTATACTCGGCTACTCAGGACTTACCGTAGTTGAGTACATTGAGAAAAAATACATTAACAAAATTAAATCTAAGACAGATGCCACTAATGAAAGCCAAGGGTAAGGGGGGAATGCGTAAGGCGGTAGCCGCCAATATCTCCGAACTAACGAAAGCCAACAAAGAAAAGCCTATGGGCAAGAAAAGGAGCAGGAAGCAGATAGCTGCTATCGCCTACTCCGCTGCTCGTAAACGGAAATGAAAGACCAGGTCTATCGGATTATCCTTGCCTTAGCCATCCTCCTTTGGGTGTACTGGCTATATTCCGATTACACAAAAAAGACCGAAGAGAAAGTTCGCTCCGAAGAAGCCTCTGCCTACCAAGAAGAGGTTAAAAAGAAGGATATTCAAATTAAGCGTTTAGAGGCTCGTAGAGACACGATTAGGGATACGATGATAGTAGTACAGCAGAGGTGGAGAGAACGCATCGTAGAAGTGCTAAAAACGGCTAAAAACGACACGATAGAAGTTCCTGTTTACCTGCCCATGCAATTAGACTCGTGTAGGGAGGTTGGTTTATTGGCTATGGAGCGTTTGGAACTTGCCGAAATTCAGATACAGGCTTATAGGGATTCGGATACTTTGGCTTCTATGCGGATAGCGAGTTTGGAGGAGCAGTTGAGTGAGTGTGCTCGTAGGAGTGAGCAAAGGAGGAAGGTTTTGAATACGGCACTCAAAGTGGGTGCTGGGGCTATTTTAATAACGGCAGTACGATGAAAGACGCTTGTTACAGGAAGGTGAAGGCTACCTACAAGGTATTCCCCTCTGCGAGGGCTTCACAAGCTATTGCTAAGTGTAGGAAGGAGAAGGGGGATGTTCGTAAGGGTGAGAAGGGCAGTAGCCTTAAACGTTGGGAGGCGGAGAAGTGGGTGGATACTCGTACCGGGAAGCCTTGTGGAGCAGGTGGCTCTAATGAATACTGCCGACCTACCAAGAAGGTTTCGAGCAAAACACCCAAGACCAAGGGTGAGTTGAGTAAAAGCCAACTCGCGAGAAAGAAGGCTGAGAAGAAGAAGGTGGGTATGGGCAGAAGAGTATCCCCTGCTTAGAGGAACAAAATATCGTTTATATCGATTCCGTTCGACTCTATGATTGAGCGGATGTTATCCCTCCATTCTATGTCTTGGTTGCCTTCTGCGAGGCTATAAAGCTCTTGTAGGGCTGTTGCCAATGCATCTGCTTTGACAGCCCTTCGGAAGATTAGGGATTCCCCTAAATCGCTCAAATCGAACTCTAAGGTTGCTTTCATTTAAGGTTGATTGGGTCATAGGTGTCTTTTATAAAAACGCCATCTACTTTTTTGCCAGTACGGCCTTTAATCTCATCATAGGCTACTTCAAGGGCATTCACCAATGAAACATTCCTTTGCTCGGCAAGGATGATTAGGGTTACTAAAACATCTCCGAAGGCATCAATTTCCTCTGCTCTTTTGCCTTTGGCGATAGCACCGCATAGCTCTCCAAGTTCTTCCACCACTTTAAGCATTTGCTTGGGAGCGTTTTCGTATTCGAGCAGTCCTTTATCTTCTGCCCATTGAACTACATTTTCTTTTAGTTGCTCGAAGTTCATATTATTGGTTTTTAATGATTTCCATTACGGACAGCATCCCCACTTCTAAACTCTCCCCATCCCCTTGATTGAGAAGGAAGTCGGTTATTTCCGCGTGTTGAGCCGAGGTTACTTTTAAGATTATCTTCTTGTTGGGCTTGTCGTTCTCGTTTGGCTCATCCTCCGCAGAGTTGTAGTTCAAGTCCTCGAACTTCTCCAAGGTGTTCCATAGGTCTAATCCCATAGCCTTGAGCATCTCTTGCTCCCAATCGTTTGCCAGTAGGTCGTAATCGTATGAGCCGAAGGAGGCGTTATCGAGAAGGACTATCTTTTTAAGCGTTTCTACGCTCGTAGAGGCATCCAAAATCTTACAGGGTACACTTGCTATCCCTAAGTCTTTGAGTGCGTATAAGCGCATATTTCCGCCTATTACGATATACACCTGCTGAGAGGGATTATCGCCTTTCTCTTTGAATGGGAATACAACGAGTTCCTTGATTTTAAGCATTTCCGGATTGTCCTCTATGCTTTTTTTGAGCCTATCGAACTTCTCGTCTTTGATGTACCTTGGGTTCTTGGGCAGTCCCTCGATTTGTCCGAGGTTGTTTCTGAGTTGATAGACCATTAAGGTCTTAGTTTCTTTGAGCATAATTATAATTTTTCCTCACAAAAAATACCGCACTCAATGTGGGTGGATTTAAGTTTATTCCCCTTCGCTGATTCGGGTAGTTCTTCTAAAAAGATCCTCTTGCCTTTGTGTCTGACAAGTTTAACACCAAGTTCCTTAGACTGCTGAGCCCTATCCCAAAAAACTTCTGGGTGAACTTTACGGACGTGATTCCAATAGGTAGCAGACGTAGCCTTTACGCAGCCAATGCAGTTAGCGTTTGGATATCCAAGTTCATACATAATTGGGGGCATTATGCCCGACATCCTGATGATGTCTATGCAGTCTTGCTTTGTAAGCTCAGCATCAATAAGAACGGGCAATAGGTTGTCTCTTTCGGTTTTCATAAACCTGT